CATTTTCCATTTTTGTATTACCTCTTATTTTAAAATTAACCCAAGCAAAAAACTAACGCCTAGATAAATCGTTAATACTTTCTTTTATTTTATTTAATCTAAATTTTTCTAAAACTTTGTCAATGCCAGCTTTAATATTATGCAGTTCGCTCGCACGGCTCTGCTCATCGGTATCATTTATATTATCTATAGCCTTTCCCATTGCAGTAGCCAAAGCGTTCGGGTCTGCCGGTACTGCTACCAATGAGATTTCAAATATATCGGCTAAAGTTAAATGGGAACTATCATCTTTATCTTCGTAATAAAAAATGCCCGCTATGCTGATTCCCTTTGCATTGCCTTCTTTGTAAACTTGCCTAGCGTGCTTAATCCTCGGCAAATCTGAATTACTAAACTTAGCTTTGAAACGCAAACCTATTTCATCCTCTTCAAGTTCAACAAATGAACCCGCCACATACTCAATATTATTATAGTGGTCAAGTAGCATTACGGGATTCTTTTGGAAGTTTTTAATGTCATAAACATAATCACGCAAAGCCTCAAAGACTGTCGGTATATCGCCGTATCGGTCTGCTTGATTTTTGGTATTTGCATAGCCTTCAATAAATAGACTACCGTCTTTCTCTGTAGCTTTAAATTTAGTAATCGGCAATATCTTAACTGCTGGTTTTTCTTTAGTTCCAATTGATTTAATTTTCATATTTATAAAATCCTCACTCTTTAAATTTTGGGAATGTACCGCAACGGCATTCTATATCTTCGGCGGCTAATCCTATTTGCCCGGGAGCCTGCCCAGAACCTGCGCCCACTTGAAATAATCCATCCTTTTTTACAAACTCTCCGCCTTCGCCATATCTGATTCCTGCCGTTCTATGACTATCCCTAGTGGCATCATCATCGGTACTTATCCAGCCCTTGCCGTCAATGACTGGCTCTTCTGCGTACGCTTCCATAGTGGATTCAGTTAAAGCAGAATGAATCTCTGTAGCCGCCACAACGCCCGCCCTGCCTTTTGCCATACCGCCATAATAATCATCTATAACGCTGGCTGTTTCCGCTACGCTATGACCTGATTTAAGTTCCGTATCAAGCAATACATCTAACCGTTCAAGCGTGGTATTTTCTATTTCCTTAGCCCACTTCAAAGAGTTTTGATTTATCCATTTCTGAACCCGATCAGTAGCTTTAATGCTTATGCCATAATATCTGCGTTCTCTTTTTAAAATCTTGTCTATAAAATCTCGCTCATGGTCTAATCCAGTATCTATGCTATTTCTCAGTTCAGGTTTTTGCTCTGCTGTAAATTTATTGTATTCTACTTTCTTATCAAAGACCGTTGAATAGCTTTTGGGTATTTCTTTGGTACGCTTGATATAAGATTTAATTTTCTTTAGCTGGTCATTAAAATGGTTAGCGGCTACTTTTTTCATTTTCCTACCATGAATAGCAAGCAGAGCGTCCCGCTCATTCATATATTGGGTTACTTGCACCCTAGACAAACGCTTAGAACCCATTGTGAATAGTTTACTATCTGCCTTCGGAGCGTTTAATATTCCAGTAGGCGAGGTAATAATATAATCAGGCTCATGTCTTATGTCGCCATCTTTGGTAATAGGAAACGGTAAACCCAGTGCGACGGTAACCTCATTGCGGGTAAATCCCATTTTCTGATACAGAGTAGCACTAGGCGCTTTCTCGGTTATGTCTTCTCTTAAAACATTAATATTAGAAAGGTCAATACTGAAATAATGCTTTTTAGTATTGTCAAAAGCTGGCAATAAGAATTCAGTTAATGTTTCGGCTATGACTTTTGCCTTCGGGATTATGGTGTTTTGGTAAAAAATCTTTTGCTGTTCTTTGGTATTAAACTGAGGAGCAAATTCAAATAGACCCACCATCGCAGGCGGTACGCCGAAAATAGCACACACGGTTTCCCTTGATAATTTCTGCCCTTGAATATACTCCATATCCTTTTGGCTCATACCCATCTGTTGCCATTTAACGCCGTCGCTTAACACTACAGTTTTATGTGCTTTCTCTTCACCTCTAAATTTATCATTCCACATCTTGAGCATTCTATTTTTACTAGGCTCATCCACACGGTTATCAGAGCTTAATATGCCGTCGGGGCGTGCTGAATTATTAAAAAATGCTTCGTTGTATTTCTCAGAAGCCTGCAAAGTATCAGCAGGAGTTCTCGCCGCCGCAAGAGGAGCAAGACCATAGTAAAAATCAGCGGCATTATAAAATTTAAAGTGGATTACATCTTCGGATAGATAATGTTTTTTTGTGCCATTAATATTATATTGAAATTCTTTGATGGGATTCTCAGGGTCTCCGCTAGGTTTTATTTTTATATACTGAGGCATTAATGGGAATAGTGTAGTCGGTCTTCCTGCTGTCAAATTATCTTTTAATAGATAAGCGTTTCCAGTAAGTTCAAGTCCACCTGAAAGATAATTAAATAATTGCCGTATGGTCATAAAAGAATTCGGAGTATATAGCAAATTCAAAGCAGGATGATTTTCTACAATAACACCCTTCTCATTTCTTATCACAAACTCTAAATCGGATAGTGTGTTTACAATTGCAGATACGCAAGCATAGACCCACGCTTGGTCTGCATAAGCATTTACATATCTTTCATATTGATGATTAGCTGGGTCTGGCAGTCTTGTATTTTGCTTTCCAAATAAATCGCTTATTGTTGGAGCAAAGAAAGATAATTTACTAGGAGCATTTGAAAGTTTGTTTTCTTTTGAAAATAGTTTGCTGAAAGTTGGTAATAGATTTTTCATAAAACGCTTATCCCTATTCCACTGTTTAAATTGTGCGTATAAATCGCATACCGTATGGCGTCCATCGCATGGTCATTAAATTTTGCAGGCTCATCTAAAACATTCCCCGCCCTATCTTTTTTCCACTTGTAAGCTTGTAATTCTTTTATCACGCTAACGGCGTTTTCATTAATGTACAGCTTACATCGCTTTAAAAAATCAATTCCATTTCCTACTGAGCCTTTGCCTTTGTCTGCATTGAAGACATTTAAATCGGCATTGTTTAATTCAAAGATTCTGTCCGGCTCTGCGCTGTCCGCATAAATTCTTGTATGACCAATATCATTTACTTCTGTTTTAATTTTTGCAGTTAAATCTGCATTAGTCAATAGACTTTGGTAAATTTCCTCTGATATATATAAATTCTTTTGGTCTTTAATTCCTACCTTGATTAAAGCAGTCGGGTTATTATATCCAAAGTCTAATCCGTAAATCGTATCATCAAATTCTGTAGGAAAGTCAATATCTTTTATTACCGTGTAGTTATTGTAAATCAAAGACTGTGGCGAAGTCCATTCTCCCAAAGCATAAACTCTATAATAATCCATATCCTCATTTTTTGAATTTCTGAGCATATCGGTATAATCTTTATCAAGCGTTGGATTGTCTACAAAATTTGAATAAATAAATTTAGCGTCGGGATTATCTTTCAGCTTAGTATTTACCCAGGAGTAAACATCGCTGGGATTTAGTGTAATGAATATCTGATTTTTTTCGTGCTCTAATTTCTTGCCTGATAATCTCATGCGTAAAATCCAAAAGTCATCAATGGAAAATTCTATAGCCTCTTCAATCCATATATAATTATAGCCAGTAGACTTAATCTTTTCAGGGTCATCAATGGAAACAAAATTTATAGTACTGCCGTTAGCTTTATTCTTTATAGTATGGTCTGATAAATTATGATTGTAGGGATTATAAACATTCCATTCTTTTAACACATCAATAATATCTTTATAAGCGGTACGCTTTAAAGCAGGGAAAGTTTTGCGTACCACTAGAAAATCTTTTTTAGATTCATTTAAAAACTTATAGCAGATAGTTTGAGCCACGCTGTATGATTTGCTAGACCTAGTTCCGCCAACATGGACAATAATTGGATTCTTATATTTTAGATTACAGTAAAAAAGACGGGTAAATATTAATTCACTCATTTAACCACTGGCGGTTTAGAAATGTCATCACTAGGGTCTTGTAGTCTTTTGGTAAGGGTACTGTCGGGGAGCAAGGTAATAACCTTTGGGGAATCCATCTTAACTGTAGTGTCAATCTTTTGTACATTCTTCCATTCGGCAGGAAACCTATTGCAGAGATAGAAGCATTGAGCTCCTAGATTGCCAGTTAGACCGTTATTGTATAGAGCTTTGGTCATTGATACCTTTCCTTGAATC